AAACTTTTTAGGTGAATCTGCTCCAACTAACTTTGGTGGTAGTGGAAGCAACAACGCATCTTTAGACACATGGGATCCAATTTTGATATCTCTAGTTAGAAGAGCAATGCCTAACCTAATCGCATATGATATATGTGGTGTTCAACCTATGACTGGGCCAACTGGATTAATCTTTGCAATGAGAGCAAGATTTGCGTCAATGGACGGTGCAGAAGCACTTGCTGATGAAGCAGTTCCAGATATCTCTAACCAAAATGCTGCTGGTACAATCGGTGGTGGTGATATTGGTGCAACAGAAACTAACCCTGCTGTATTAAATGACTCTCCATCTGCTGGAACTTATACTAGTGCAACTGGTATGACTTCTCTACAAGGTGAAGCATTAGGTGACAGTGGTACAAACGCTTTTGCTGAAATGGCATTCAGTATTGAAAAACATACTGTTACTGCTGTAACAAGAGCAATGAAAGCTGAGTACACAATGGAACTTGCACAAGACCTTAAAGCAATTCATGGTCTAGATGCAGAAACAGAACTTGCAAACATCTTATCTGCTGAAATACTTGCAGAAATAAACAGAGAAGTTGTAAGAAACATTTATGTGTCTGCTGTTTCAGGTGCTCAAGTTAACACAACTACTGCTGGTATCTTCGACTTAGATACTGACTCAAACGGTAGATGGTCAGTTGAGAAATTCAAAGGACTAATGTTTGCTCTTGAAAGAGATTCAAACGCTATCGGTCAACAAACAAGAAGGGGTAAAGGTAACATAATCCTTTGTTCTGCTGATGTTGCATCTGCATTACAAATGGCTGGTGTTCTAGATTACACTCCTGCTTTACAAAACAACCTAAATGTAGATGACACTACAACAACTTTTGCTGGTGTTATGAATGGTAGATACAAAGTATATGTAGACCCATATGCTGCTAACGTAGCTGCTTCACAATACTACATTTGTGGTTATAAAGGTACATCACCATATGATGCTGGTATGTTCTACTGTCCGTATGTTCCATTACAAATGGTTCGTGCAGTCGGTGAAAATAGTTTCCAACCAAAAATTGGTTTCAAAACTAGATACGGTATCGCTGCTAACCCATTCTCAACTGGAACAGTTGCGGCTGCAGCAGATGGTGCAATTAGTATTTCTGCAAGTACAAACAAGTACTACAGAAGAGTTAAAGTTACTAACCTTATGTAATAGTAAGACTAATAAGTACGAAGTTAGAGAGGGGTCTTTTGACCCCTCTTTTTTTTTGTATAAATAGTAGTATGACAACATCTCAATCACCACTATCAAGACAACCAACAAAGTTAGACTATGCAAGTCCAACACAGTTTAGATTTGTAATTGGTCAACTTCCAAAGGTTGAGTTCTTTACTGTAGCTACAAACTTGCCCGGCATCACTTTGTCTGGTGCAGTTCAAAATACACCATTTAAAGATATACCAATGCCTGGCAATAAACTTGATTATGAAGATTTAACTGTAACTTTTATTGTTGATGAATTTTTAGAAAACTATACTTCTTTACATGAGTGGTTACTTGCTTTTGGATTTCCAAAAAACAGAGAACAGTTTAGTACATTTAGAAGTACAACATCAAACGCACCTACTGATACAAAGGGTTCTAATAATGATATTGGTGTTGTTGGTGCAACTACAGCTATGAGAGGAATGTTTTCAGATGCAACACTGGTAGTATTATCTAATAAAAATAATCCTATAGTACAAGTAAATTATGCAGATGTATTTCCAACATCACTTAGTGCATTAGATTTTAATCAAAGTGCAACAGACGTAGAATATCTACAAGCAACAGCAACATTTAAATACAAATTATACGAAATAGAAGCACTATAAATAATTCCATATAATGGAGTGAATATGACACTAGATGAATTGCAAGCAGAAGCTGCAAAAGACTTAAAAGTAAATGATGAACACCTTGATACAGAATCTCTTAAAAATCAAGAAATAAAATCAAAGTATCTTAATCACAAAGCAAAGTTTGAATTACTATTGTGGAAAGCAAAAGGTGATTACAAACGATTGTATCGTGATAAATGGGAATACTATGGTGGTAAGGCTGATGCAAAAATATATGCAACTAAACCTTTTGACCTTAAAGTTCTCAAAACAGATTTAAGTGTTTACATTGAATCAGACGAAGATATCATAAACTCAGAAAATAAGATAGCATACTTACAGACAGTTGTCAAGTATATTGATGGTGTTATTAAATCTATTGACAATCGTGGTTGGGATATATCTCATGCGATTAAATGGAAACAATTTGAAGCAGGAATGATGTAATGAAAGAATGGATTGGTTATTATAAAAAGGTAGTTCCCAATAAAGTATCTCAAAATATTATGAATGATAACTGGGAATGGAAACCTTCAACGTATTCAACACATGATGGGTTATCACCAAATAGTAAAAATAGAGTTGTAATGGACGATTGTTGGGTTACAGAAAAAATGATATATTGGCAACCTTTGCTTAATATTACAAAAGAGGTTGTTAAATTATACAAAGAAAAACACCCATACATGAAGTATTACAATCCAAATAGAACCACAGATTTTAGACTAAACAAATATAGTAAAGGTGGCTTGATGACAGAACACGTAGATAATATTCATCATAGTCATGGTCAGCAATATGGTTATCCATCAACATCAGTACTATATTTTTTAAATGATGATTATGAAGATGGTGAAATAGTTATTTCAGATGTTATGTATAAACCAGAAAAAAACTCTGCTATTATATTTCCATCAAACTTTATGTTTCCACATTACGTTAATAAAGTTGGAAAAGGAACAAGGTACAGTATTGTTACTTGGGTTATGTAATGCATATATCTAAAATAAATGAAGTATATTTAAAGATTGAAGCTGATGATAGTATAGAAAGAGAGTTATCAGATTTTTTTACTTTTGATGTACCTGGCCATAGGTTTATGCCAGCATATCGTAATAAGATATGGGATGGTAAAATAAGATTATTCTCACCAGCAACTGGGAGAATATATGTAGGGTTATTACCATACATAAAAGATTTTTGTTATAAAAACAGTATCGAATATATAATAGATGAAGGAGTAGAAGATGTTCGTAAGATTTCCAAAGAAATTATTTCAGGATATGTCAGAGCTATTAGACCAAAAAGTAAAGGCAAGTCACTTAAAGTTCGTGATTATCAATTTGAAGCTATCAGGTATGCTATTGAGTCACATCGGGCTCTTCTTGTTTCTCCTACTGCTTCAGGTAAATCGTTAATCATTTACATCTTAGTTCGTTATTATCAACAAATGAAACTAAAAACTTTGATACTTGTACCAACCACATCATTAGTTGAACAGATGTATTCAGACTTTGAGGATTATGGTTGGAGTTCTAATATGTATTGTCAAAAGATATATCAAGGGTACACAACAAAAATTACAAAAGATGTTGTAATATCTACATGGCAATCTATCTATAAGATGCCTAAGAAATACTTTGAAAAGTTTGGTTGTGTTATTGGAGATGAAGCACATATGTTTAAAGCTAAATCTCTCACAGGTATTATGACAAAACTACATCTGTGTAAATATAGGTTTGGATTGACAGGTACATTAGACGGTACACAGACGCATAGATTAGTTCTAGAGGGTTTGTTTGGTACTGTTGAGAGGGTTACAACCACAAAAAAGTTGATGGAAAGTAATCATCTAGCACAATTAAATATAGAATGTATTGTGTTAAAACATGCAGAAGAAGAGTGTAAAAATGTAAAGGGGTTCAACTATGCAGAAGAAATCAATTATTTGGTATTACAGCCTACTAGGAACAATTTTATTACTAACTTATGTAGTAACCTAAAAGGAAATACATTATGTTTATTTCAACTGGTAGAGAAACATGGAGCTGTTCTTTATCAAATGATGAAAGACTTTAATAGAAAAGTATTCTTTGTACATGGTGGTACAGATACTAAAACAAGAGAAGATATAAGACAAATAGTGGAGAAAGAAAAAGATGCTATCATCATTGCCTCATATGGTACGTTTAGTACTGGTATTAATATTAGGAACATTAACAATGTCGTGTTCTCTTCACCCTCCAAAAGTAGGATACGAGTACTCCAATCAATCGGGCGTGGACTCCGTAGGAGTGAAACTAAGCATTCCATTCGATTGTTCGATTTGTCAGATGATTTATCGGTCAAAGAACATCAGAACTTCACACTAAGACACTTTCATGCAAGACTAAATATATACAATACTGAACAATTCAATTATAAAATAAACAAGGTAAACATATGAGTAACTTTCAAGTTTTTAAATTATCTAATGGTGATGATGTTATTTGCAATCTTGTAGAAACAAAAGATAATTCATTTAAAATAACTTCGCCTTTAAAGATGGACACTGTAAACAGAATAACAAAAAAAGGTGTTTCTGAGTCATTAGCTTTGACAAGATGGATACAACCTTACTCTGACCAAGAGTATTACTTTGTACAAAAAAGTAATGTTGTTATTATGGCTGAAGCATCTGTTGGACTTGTAAGATATTATCAGTATGTTTTAAGAAGTTTAGATAGAGTGCTTGTTAAAGAAAAATTTAATCCAACTGAAATAAGTGAAGAAGAATATTTAAACGCATTAGAATTAAAGAAAGCTTTAGATGAAGAAAAGAAAAAACCTGTTGTAGATGAAGATGTAAATTTAAATGAAGAAGAACTTATAGATGAAGATTTATTATTAGATATACTAAATCCTAAGAAGACTATACATTAGTATATTATTTGAAGAATCTACATAGATTATTATACACGATTTTTTAGAGTTGTCAATAGAAAAAGAAATATAATATACTTCCTTGACAAACACTAGGTTATCTGGTAATATAGGTACTTATATTAACGGAGAAATTTAAATGGCTAGAGTAGCAAAAAAGAAAAGTGTTCACTATGTGGATAACAAAAAGTTTTTAGAAGCCATGAAAGACTGGAAAGAGAAATGTAAAGAAGCAGAAGAAATTGGTGAAGAACGACCAAGAATTACAGATTATGTAGGGGAGTGTTTCTTAAAGATTGCAAATGGTTTATCGTATAGACCTAATTTTATTAACTATACATATAAAGAAGATATGATTTCAGATGGGATAGAAAACTGTTTACAGTATATACATAATTTTAATCCAGAGAAATCTAATAACCCATTCGCATATTTTACACAGATTATTTACTATGCTTTCATAAGAAGAATACAAAGAGAGAAAAAACAAACACACGTCAAACACAGGATTATAAGTAAGGCAGACTTCCAATCCTTTGTAACCATGCCAGGCGATGACACTAATTATTCAATAGGTGGATTTGACCCTAATGTAATGGTGCCAGATGAAGCTGTGTATAACCCTAAAAAGAAAATAAAAGAAACACCAAAAAGGGGTTTAGAGAATTTTATGGAGTCCGAAGTTGAAGATAGCAATAATAACTGACACACATTTTGGTGCAAGAAATGATAATGTAAATTTTAATGATTACTTTTATAATTTTTATGAGGGACAATTCTTTCCTTATTTACAGCAAAACAATATTAAAAATGTAATACATCTAGGTGATGTGATGGATAGACGTAAGTTTATTTCCTATCGTATTGCGAAAGACTTTCGTGAGAGATTCATATTACCATTTCAAGTATTAGATATCAACCTACATATGCTAGTTGGTAATCACGATATATTCTTTAAGAATACAAATGATGTAAACTCTTTACAAGAACTAGTTGATGGTAGATTTAAAAAGATACATTTATATGCAGAAGCTCAAGAAGTAAACTTTGATGGACTTCCCATATTGTTTATGCCTTGGATTAATAGTCAGAACTATATCTATGCATTAGGTATGATTGATGAAACCAAAGCACAGATATGTATGGGACATTTAGATATCAATGGGTTTGCAATGAATAAAGGACAGATACTTGCAGAACATGGTATGAATAAAAGTGAGTTTCAAAAGTTTGATACTGTAATGAGTGGACACTTTCATCACAAGAATGATGATGGTCAAATATATTATCTTGGAACACCTTATGAAATATATTGGAATGACTATGATGACCCAAAAGGATTTCATATATTTGATACAGAAACAAGAGAGCTTGAAAGAATAGTAAACCCATTAACTATTTTTG